CGGTCAAAGACGAAGAAGCGGGGGTCGCGCCAGAGATATTCACGCGGAGTCCAGCGGCTGTCCGTGCGGTCCCAGATTATTTCGCAGGCCGAATACCCCTTGCCCAGGGCGTCGAGCAGATCCGTGACCAAGCTGGGAAATTCGGGCGCGCGCACCAGGCCGCGCACCGCGTCCGCGATCTCCACGTCGCGGGCGTCGTCGCTTGCCGCTTCCACCGTGGGGTCGATGCCCGCCACGGCCCGCTTGCGTGTGGAGAGCACGGACGCATAGTGCAGGTCGCGCTCTTCCATTTCTTCTGCCAGGATCAGGTAATCCGTGGCGTCGCCCTCCACGGCGTCGCGCAGGATGCGGGCCAGCCGGGCCGGGGTCAGGCCGCTGGCCACGGACTCGCTCCAGATGGTCCGGATGCCGGTCAGGGTCGGGGCGGCCTGCTCGCGGCGCAGCGCGGAGAGGTCGATGGGCTGGCCGCGATGGTCATACAGGGTCGGCATTTACAATGCTCCTCGGCGGAACCCGGCTGTGACGCGCACGGGCCGGGATTGGCGGTCGTCATCCGGTCCGCGATGGCGCGGCACGGAATGGTAGGCGAAGATTTCTTCCACCCGGTTGCTGGAAGCACACCAGGCCAGGGTCAGGGCGCTTGCGCCGTCGCCGTGGCGATACAGTTCCGGGTCTTTGATGTCCTGAATCCGGATGGACGGGACACGCGGGATGCCGTCGATGTCTTCGACCGTCCGCAAGTCGCTTTCCAGGTCCGCGTCCTGCGGCAGATCCCACATACCGTCCTCAAAGGCCTGCACGAACTTGGGGTTCCACTCCCTGTACCAGGCGGTGGACATCAGCACTTGCTGGATCACGTCATGACCGTACTTGTCGGCGGTGTACTCGGCCAGAATCGCGCCGTTGCCCGTGGCGTCCATCGCTCCACCGGAGAACCGGGGCAGGCCGTCAATGAGGTGCCAGAGGATCTGCTCCTGCTGACGGGTGGGTACCTTGTGCATTTCGATCAGGAACGGGACGCGGCGGCGCATGTCCTGGGCAATTTCCGCAGGAACGATGACGCTGAAGTCACGGTGGCGGGCGAAGTCCTGGCCAAAGACATGCTGACGGCGACGGTCCAGGCCGGTGAGCAGCGGGGTCAGGTTTGTGGCGATCCAGCGGTCAGCCCATTCGCGGCGCTCCCAATCAGGACGGCGGGCAAAATCGTCTTCCAGGGCGATACGCAGCACGGGACGCTTTTCGCGCATGGCTTCTTCGATCCAGACACCGGGAATGGATTGCCCGCCGGAATCGCGCGGGATCGCATCCAGCTCTTCGCGCATTGCGGCAAGCCTGGGACCGTAGCGCTTGCGGATGCGCTCGTACCATTCACGCTTCCCGTCCTCGGTCGGCGTCCAGCCCTTCATCAGGCAGACACGCTCATACAGCCCGTTGGCCACGGCCATGTCAAAGGTGTGGGTGTGGACGGTCGCGCCGTGGCCGTACTTGCCCTGGCGAACATCCTTGACCAGCTGGTTAAAGGGGTTGCGCTTGCCATTGTGGGTGGAGATGATGCGGATCTTGCCGCCCCAGATCAGGAGCGCCGTGGTCGCTTCAATGACGGCCTGGACATTGGGGTGGAAGGCCGCCTCGTCAATGACCACGATGCCTTGCAGGCCCCGGATGTTGGCCGGACGGCTGGACAGCGCGACGATCTGGTGGCCGGAAGCAAAGCGGATGCGGTAGGCGCTGATATGCTTTGTGCTGCCGTCCTCCTGCTGGTCAACGAACAGAAATTCTTCGATACCGGAGAAGCCCATGCCCTGGGCCTCGGCGATGGTCCGTGAAAACTTGGCGCAATAGCCGATGAACTCCAGGCCTTTTTCCTTGGTGTCGCCGACGTAGTAGACATTGTCGCCGCCAGCGTCGCGGCGGGCAGCTGCCGTGATGGTATCGTCCAGGGCCTCGGCAAAGGTGATGCCCGTGCGGCGGCCCTTTTCCTCCACCTTGAAGTCGCTGGGGTCGTCCAGCCACTCCACCTGGTGGGCCATGAGCAGGCCGTCGGCAAGGGGGTCGAGCCCTTCGGGGATTTCACGGACCTGCGGAGGCAGCTCGTCATAGGAGACGACGCGTAGCACGTCACCAATGGGGGCCAGGGCGCTCATTTCACCCCCAGGAATTTCTTACGCCAGAAGCTGACCTGGTCCTCGCCCAGTCCTTGGGCCTTGGCCATTTCCCCAGCCAACCGGGCGGCGCGTTCGCGCTCCTGCTGCCGAACCTCTTCGGCATACTTCTTCTGTGTCACGCTGGCACGGCCCAGCTCGGCAATGGACTTGGCAAGACTGGCGAGGTTGACCTTGGCGGGGTCCACTTCAATGTCCTGTAGGACGCTGAACAACTTTTCCTGTACCAGACGCATCAGGGCTTCGTTCATGGCCCCTTCGTTGTCCGGTGCGGTGTCCACGATGGCGCGGGCCTGCTCGCTGGCGACCTTGAGCGCGGCCAGGCGCTCCTCAAACTGCTGGCCGTAACGATGGATGGAAGACTTGGATATTTCATACCCGCGCTCTCGCAGCTCGTCGGCCAAAAGCTGGTAGTTGGCAAAGCCCGCTTCGCACAGAGCCTTGTCCAGCCATTCCTTGACCGACGTAGGCAGGGTCAGCACGGCTGATCTTCTGGGCATGGCGGCTACCAATACTTTTCGGGCCGGGCAATGCCGGGTTCGCAGTCCACGGTGTACTCGGCCACGTCCACGCCGTATCGGTTCAGTTTGGCGACCCAACGCCCGTCCGGCAGTTTTTGCAGATCCACCAGCCCGCGCTCGGCGAGGTAGTCCAGCTCGCGCCGGACCTCCAGCTGGGTGGCGTCGGGATACACGCCCTGGACGGTGGCCAGGGCGACGGAATCGTGGCAGCCCATGGGCCGGGCATTGTTCAGCGTGAGCAGGAGCACCCAGCGCATGTGCTCGCGCCGGACGCGGTCATGATCAAGAGCCACTGCGGCCTCCTTGGGCAAGGTGTGCGGCCAGGGCGTCGAGCTTGGCCTCAATGATGGTCTGGTTCCGGACCCAATCCTCGCGGCGGACGTATTCCACCGGCAGCTCAGCGCGAAGCCGGAGCAGATCCTTTTCGTTTTCCTCGGCCCGCTTTTCCGCCGCCCTGGCGCAGGAAAGCGCAGAATCCGCCTGCCGTTCCTGGAGCTTGTTCACGATTTTCCAGACCGCGAAGACAAAGCCGAGAAATGTCAGCAGAATCGAGATGCCAAGGGTCACCAGTTGCCAAATTGGGAAGGTAATTTCACTCACTATTCCTCCCTTCGGCCCAGTCGATCAGGGCGTTCAGCTGCGCCTCCAGGGCGCGGCAGCGCGCGCCGTAGCCGCGGGCATGGGCCAAAATGTCGGCGGGCGTCACTCTTGCGCCTCCTCGAAGTACATCGGCGTCAGCGGCTCCGGCGGCTCCGGCCTGGTCAGCAGGGCCGGGGGCGGCGGCGGGCACGGCGTGACCACGGTCACAGCCGAGGGCCTCGTTGTAGAGGCGCACCCAGTCAGGGCCAAAAGCGCAAGCGCCGCCAACAGCGGCAACGTCCAGACTCGCATGTCTGATCCTCTCTCGTGTGATTGCGCGGCGCTGGGCCGCGATGGTTTGGGTTGCGGCGAGGTATTCGTGCTCGATGACGGCGGCGCGGGCGGTCTCCGCTTCCAGCCGTTCGCGCGCGATGCGCTCGGCATCGGCCAGGGCTTCGGCATGGTGCGCGTGGATCTCGGCCACCTCGGCCCGGCGGGCGGCATCGGCCCGGTCGAATCCGGCGCGGTAGCCCTGCCAGGCAGCCAGGCCGCAGAGCAGGACCGTGAGCAGGAGCACGCCCGCGCCGATGCCGAGCCACATCCGGTATTTGCTGGCCAGGGACCAGACTCCGGACGCCAGCGAGATGACGGCGGAGATCATTGGCAGACTCCCCGGCCCCAGCCAGCGGCCTCATACAGCGGAGCCAGCACGTGCAGGATGCGGCGCGGGTAGCCGCGATTCTCTTTCCAGGCCCACGCGGCGCGGCCCGCGTTGACCAGTTCCACGCCGCCCCACCAAATGCGCGGGTCCAGGCCACAGGCCGACGCCGCGCGCTTGTCGCGGTTCAGCCAGCCCAGTCCGCCGTTGTAGGCGCTGAGCACGAAGGCCATGCGGTTGCAGTCGTCCACGGCCTGGACGCGCTGCCAGAGCCAGCGGTCATAGCCGCAGAGCGCGCGCAGCGCCCAGCCGGGGTTGTAGGGATTGGCCGCGCCCAGGTCGGGCCGGATTTCGCCGAACCAGTCCGCCGTTGAGGGCATGAACTGGCCCAGGCCGCCCGCGCCCACGCGGGACCGGGCGTCGGCGTTCCAAAGCGACTCCTGATGCACCTGGGCCGCGAACACCGCGCACGGGGCGTCCAGGCCCCACTCGGCACGGGCGCAGCGGATCAGATCGGCACGGTAGTGCTGGGCCGCGCGCGGAATTTCCTGGGCATGGGCCTGATTCCAGCCCATCAGGTCCGCCACGAGCAGCAGCAGCGCGTACGCCAGAAGGAACCCGACGGACCAGCAGAATCCGCCCACCACAAGAGAGAGCGAGGATCGCAGGTGCAGCCGCAGACGCATAGCTACAGCCCCAGACCCACGGCCAGCATGGCGGCGGCCACGATCACGGCGCGGCGCACCTGGGCCGTGACGAACAATTTGAGCTTCGCGTCAGACACGAAGTTGTCGCCCGCAGTGTCTACCACATGCGGGCGCGCATACTCGCCCGTGGCCGGGTCAAAGGTATCGGTGAGAGAGTCCACCACATGCGGGCGGGCATAGGGGAACAGGGCGCGATCCAGGCCGTAGCCCGCCACGCCCGCGCCCGTCACCAGGGCGAGCTTGTAGGCGATGATGGGCAGCTGCTGGGGAGCGGCCCAGAGCACCAGTACAAGCAGCGCCAGGCAGAACAGGGACGGGGTCGTCATGCGGGGCAGACGGGGCAAAGACGGGATAGACATCGGAGAGCCTCCTCGGTTTGAGGCCGCGCGGATCGCGGCCCGGAACGAAGCAGGCCCCACTATGGGCCGCTTCGCCGAGGAAAGCCTGTAACGGGCGTTACTAAAAAGGCCGCCCGGATGGACGGCCTGGGGGGCTATTGGTCGGTATGCGCCGGGATGTCCGGTAAGGCCAGCTCCGATTCCGGAGCGTATGTATGGTGGCCGTTGGTTTCTGTGACCACCTCCGGCCCTTTGAGCCAAGAATTTTTTGGCCCAAGAATGTCTTCCTGATCCGGCAGCACGCCGATCTGGAGGATATACTTACCCGCCTTGACGCCTTTTTCGTAAGCCGTCGGGAACCAACTCTGAAATGTCCCTGCCGACACAACTACGTCCATGCTTTCCGGGTAGTCCAGTGGGGCATCTATGAACAAGCCCTTCCTGCTCGGAAGACTCAAAATCATCGACGACAGCTTGGTGCCGTCCGGAAGAGAAGACTTGCCAGAAAGGATGATCTTCCCTTCCTCGGTAATCTTGATTTTTACCTCAGAAAATGAGGGCGTGATGGTCCGGTCAGAGCCACCGCAGGCCGTCACCGTGAGCAGAATCAACAAGGTGACAAACGTAGCAAGTGAATAGCTTTTCATATTCTCGTCCTGTTGGAAGGGCATCCCCTCGCTGGTTGTCGAGCGATACAGTATGATTTCAGTCCACTACCCCGCGTCCTTCATTCCCTCGTCTTCGCGCGATCGTTGCGCGAGGTAAGCACTCGTCGTTTCTATGCTCCGCTTGGCCTCCTCGGACGGGATGTGGCGGTAGTTATCCAGGAGCGCGGCCTCGCGCGGGGTCAGCTCCGGTTTCGGCGGCTCGCCCACGCCCAAAAGCAGCCAGTTCGCGTCAACGCCCAGCTCAAGCACCAGTCTCTGAATAAAATCTGACGGAGGAATTCGCTCATCGGACTCATAACGAATCAGAGTTTTGCTGCTCACTCCAAATCTCCTTGCGAAATCAACCTGTCGGACCGCGCCCCGGACGGCGGCTAGTCGCCCGCCCAAAGAATTAGAGACCATAATTCACCGTTCCCCAAAAAGTCTGTTGACAAAACAGACCGCTTGGTCCAAACTCCAATCAACACGAATAACGCCAAAGCGTGGCCATAGGACTCAAAAAAAAGGATCAGCACATGCGCAAGCACACCCTCCGAAGGGTCCGCACCCCGCGCGAGGTGCGGGAAGAATTCGAGAAAAAAGGTCTGTCCATTGCCCGATGGTCCCTCCTGAACGGGTTCAATCCCAACACGGTGAGCGACCTGCTCAACGGACGCAAGAAGGGCATCCGGGGCGAGGCGCACAAGATCGCCGTGACTCTGGGCCTCAAGGACGGCGAGGTCGTCAGCGACCGCGAGATGGCCACCGCGATCAACGCATAAGGGAGGTTCCCCAATATGTGCATCATCACCGAGATCTGCGGACACGCGGACAACAGCCGCGAAGCGTTCTGCGCCCAGGCTGGGCAAAACTTAGCAACGGACAAAGACCGCACCGGAGAAACGGAGTGGAAGCTCCGCGCCCAGAAAATCCGGGATGATTTCCGATCCAAGGGCATCAGCATCTCCGACTGGTCCATTGCCAACGGTTTCCCGCCCAACCTCGTCTACGACGTGCTGGCGGGGCGGCGCAACCCGACTCGCGGCAGAACCCACTGCATCGCGGTGAAGTTGGGCCTCAAGCGCGGCGAGATCGTACAGGAGCAGGACATCGCCACCGCGATCAACGCGTAGCCAAGGTGTATCAGCTTCGCGAAGTCCGGGTCAACGTCCGGCGGGAAGCGAGATCGGACACAATAGCAGGGACACGACGGACAGAATGAAACAGCGGGCGGTGCAACTCAGCCTTCTCGAGGAGGACAACCAGGCTCCCCTGGTGATGGCCGGGCTGGTCGTGGCGGTCAAGGCGGCCATGAACCGCGCTGCCGAGCGCTGCACCCTGTCGCGGGAGCAGATCGCCGACCGCATGAACCACATCGCTTTGATCGCCGGGGTGCGCATGACCAAGGGCAACGCGCGCAAGATCAGCGCCGCCACCCTGGAGAAATGGCTCAACCCCGTGGAGCGCGGGCATGTGCCCTCGCTGCTGGCAGTGAACATCTTTTGCCGCGCCCTGGGGGACGCCGGGCCGCTGGCCGTGCAGCTCCAGGCGCACGGGCTGGAGATCATGACCGAGGAAGACCGCAAATTGTTGGACTACGGCAAGGCCTGCGCCCAGGCCAAGAAGGCGGGCAAGGCGAAACGCAAACTGGAGGAGGAATTGGGATGACGAACGAACACGTGTTGACCGAAATTCTGGATGAGATGCGGGCCATCCGCCGACTGATGGGCTCGGAAGAGACGGCATGGGGCGGCCAGATCGTGCGTATCCCGTGCGAGGAACCGACCCGCGTCAACGGCAAGCGAACTATGCCCGCGTCTTTAGCGGAGGAAGTCCTGCGGTCTTCGCCGCCCAATTCCTCCACGCCAGATTCGTTGGACGAGTTGATGGGCCCCCGCTGGAAGCTCTGCGGGCAGTCCAGAGAGACAACGGCGTTCGATAAAACGAAAAACGACATCGCCGGCTTGTTCGACTGGTTCGCTAAAAAGGTCACTCACGAGAGAGATCGTCTGGACAAAGATATCCGAGAAGCACGTAGAACCCTGATGCAAGCGCCGCATACCAAAGGGAATTGTGAGCCTGTAATAGCGCGAGCATTAGCCGCAAGTGACAGAATCGCAATGGCCCAGGCGCAGTTTCAGAAAAGCCTGGAGCACCGTCTGGGAACAAATCTGCTGCAAACACTTCGTCAAGCAGACGCTCCTGACACGCTTCGGACTCCGGCACAGACGCCGTCTGGTCCTGGCCATAATACCGATCAGAATACTGCCCATGATGAATCCTCACCTTTTCTCGGGAATGAAGATGCGTAAGGGACAGCATGACGATGTCCAGCTTGGGAAGCTCGTTGGCCAGCACGACCTGGGTGATGTCCCGCTGCGAAGCGGGGGGAATATTCCGCGTTTTTTCGGCGACACCCTGGCCTATGTCGTGATCGGACGCCATGAGTTCCATGCCGCCTCGTGTTCTAAGGCGAGACTCGGCAAAAAACTGGCGGCGGAGCTGGATCAATTCCACATTGAGCAGGCCCTCCACGCGAAGCTGTTCCGGGAACGCCAAGCAGACCTCGTTGCAAGACGGGCACTGGCCGTCGGCTCCGAACGCAAGCAACTGCTGGCAATGCTGGCAGAAAACAGCGGGGTACATTTCCAACATATTTCCGGTTCCTCCTGTGCGGCTGTACGGGTGATTGGCGTTGCCCTTTCCATAGCAGGAGGAGCCGGACCCCACAAACACCAAGGAGGGGCCAGATGACTCTCTTTGATGCAGGACTCAAGAGCGGCCTTTCCGCCATACAGCGGCGGAACGTCATGCTCAAGGCTACCGGGAGAGCCTGGGATCCGGAGATCGCCGACGGCCTGTTGGTGAGGCTGCTGTTCTGCAGGCCGTTTCTAAAGTTCGGCCATCCCGAGTTCCTCCTGGCAGCGGCTGCGAAGTTCGCGCTGAAGCGCTCCAATCTCCTTCCTCTTGTCCTCGATCTCCATGCCGCCTTGGGCCGCGAGTGTTGCGAGTTCCAGGGCCAGGTTGGTCACCTCCCTGCTGGCGAAAAGAGCGCAGTCTCCGAGTTCGTCCAACAGCTTCATGCCGCCGTCAATGACGCGCTGGCTGTCGCCGTCGCTCACCACTTCGACCAGTATTTTGTGGGCCTGCCGGACAAGGTACGTGTACGTCTCGACCTTCTTGTCAAAAAGCGTTTGCAGTCGCTTTTCGCGGCTTCTCGAGCGCTCAAGAACAGCGGAAAGCAAGACGCCGGCGAGCGTGAAAACGCCTGTGGCGATGATGGGGACAAGCGTGTCCAACATATTTCCGGTTCCTCCTGTGCGGCTGTACGGGTGATTGGCGTTGCCCCGACCATAGCAGGAGGAGCCGGACCCCACAAACACCAAGGAGGGGCCAGATGACCGCCAGCGCCGTCATGCCGTCCATGTCCCTTTCCCGTGGCCGGGCCGTGGTCACCAGCCTGGTCGTGGCCGCGCACTTCCACAAGCGGCACGATAATGTCCTGCGCGACATCGAACGTCTGCTGCCCGATCTGCCCGAGGAGTTTCATCACCTCAATTTTGAGGAGACGTTCCGAGAGGTCGTCGGGCCGAACGGAGCCGTGCGCAAGGAGCCGGTCTACGAGCTGACGCGGGACGGGTTCACGCTGCTGGCCATGGGCTTCACGGGGCAAAAGGCCCTGGCCTGGAAGGTGCGCTACATCGAAGCGTTCAACTTCATGGAGGCGGAGATCCTGCGGCTGCGCCAGGAGGCCCCGCCCCGGCGGATCACTCCGGCGGATGTCCGGGCCGTGATGGAAGAGCAGATGGCGCGGCTGGGCCGGGCGAGCGTGGAGCCGGACCATCCCCTGGCCGGAGCCTGGACGCGGGAAGCCCACGAGTATCTCCGGGCGGCGGCGGGAATGCCGCCCGCTCCTCCTCCCCCTCGTCTCGAGGCCGAGGGAATCACCGCGCGGTGTGCGGGCTGGCGACCTTAAAAATGAAGTATTCAAGAAATTGAAGGATAAGGAGTTGTTATGCCTAAAGCTACCTGGGCATCTGCCCGCCGCGTCCTGCGTGTGCTCAAGGCCCTCAAGGGCCAAAGCGTACACGGCCTGTCCAACGCGCAGCTGGCCGAGGGGCTGGGCGAAACGCCCACGAACATCTGCCGGGCGCTGAGCGTCCTGGAGGACGAGGGGCTTGTGACCCGTCTGGAAACTGGACGGTGGGCG